ATTCGCAACAGTGATTGCTGCTCTATAATCATTAGGTATTATATTATTAAAGGGGGGTTTTATACCCCCTTTTTTTTTACATAACTGCTAAAGTCCAAAAGACAATTTCATTATTATCTTTCATAATTTTAACACCAAATTTATCATTATCTATTTGAAAGTAGTTTTTAACCCAACTTATAATTTTATTATTAGTTGCTTGATGAATTCCATCATAAAAAAATGCAGTTGGTAATAAATGTTTTTTAACACTTCCTTTATTAGTAATTTCAATAAATCCTTTGTTAATTTCTAATTCTAAATTATTTTTCATACTGCCAATATATAAAAAAATATTAATAATATAAAAAATATTTGCATTTAATAAATATATTGTTTTACTTTGTTAAAAATTAGAAAATATGAGTAAAGAAGAAATAAAAGAAGCAATAAGATTTATAGCATACACAATAATAGGTGTAGCAATGTTTTTTTGCTTATGGTCAATATCTGTAATATTTAATGTCTAATGAAGGTAACATATAAAGTAACTCAACAAGATATAAATATGCCAGTAGATAAAATTTTACAAAAAAGAATTTTAAAATATTTTTGTTGGGGATTAGGTTTATTTACTTTTTGGTCAATTATGTTTGTCAACTTTTTATTTTGGTTAGTAAGATAATGTCAGTAAATAAAAAAATAGCACCAAAAATAATGAAGATTATATCTAATCATTGGGATATAAATGACATAACACAAGATACTTATTTTAAGGTTTTAAGTTATGCTTATGGAATAGAGGACACAATAATTGAAAGTAAAAAGAAAAAAGATGGATTACCTAGAGATTGAAAGATACAGAAGGGAAGAAATAGAAATTAAAGAATGTCTAAATTGTGGTGTTGAGTTTGAAAGTCACATTGATATTCCAAAACAGTATTGTTCTAATGTTTGTTATTATAGTACATTAGGGTAATTTTTTTTTCATATTAATTAGTTTTATTTGTCAAGTGGTTAATTTCGGTTAGCCACTTTTTTTGTAACTTTATTTTTGTGGATAACAATTCCAAAGGTTGTATTGCTGAATATAAGTTCGGTATTGAATGTCTTAAACGAGATATAAAAGTTTCTTACCCCCTTGTCCATACTTCTTTTTATGACTGTGTTGCCGATACAGGAGACAATATGTATCGAGTTCAAATTAAATCAACAACACAAGGATTTCAAAAAAACAGAAAAACAGTCCATATTCAATGGAAGCATAATTACAAAAAAAGAGATGTAGATTATTTTGCAATATGGGTTGAAAAATTTCAAGGTTTTTTTATTTTTAAAAATGATGGTAAAAGATTAGCAGTTAGATTGAGTTTAACAAATGTTTATTCAAAATTTTTTAATAACTTTGATTTTAACTAGACAATCGAGTCAATAGACGTTTTGTTAAATAGTTTTTTCTTTCTTTATTCTTTTTCAATCAAATGCACTGTAATCTTTATGGTGCATTTTTTTTGTATTTTTGTTTTAAATAATAAATTATGTTACAAGATATATTAGAGTTTTTAGGAATAATAGAAAGAGATACTAAAAAAACAAAAGAAACAAAAGAACTAAAACAAGCATACAAGAAAAAAATTAAAAAAAATAAGTAATGAAATATTATAGTAATCCTTTAAATCGCTTTCATACACAAATCAAGATAACTGCTACAACAGGATCAGAGATAATCAATACGGCAACGGCTAAATCATATTTAAGAGTTGATACAAGTGCAGATGACACTTTGATTGGTCAAATGATTACACAAGCTAGGATTATTATTGAGAATTATATTACTAAAGACATAGTTGCTAAAACAAGAAAATTATATTTAGCAAGTGTAGATGAAAGATTTGTTTTACCATTTTCACCGATTGCATCTGTACAATCAATAACAGTTGATGGAACTGCGACAACCGACTACACAACGTATGGTTTAGATGATACAATTATTGAGTTAAATAGTTTACCATCAAAAGAAGTTATTGTAAGCTATACAACGGCAGGTATGAATGATAGTTTTTTAATAGAAGCAAACCTTCAGCTTGTTTCAACACTTTACGACAATAGAACTGATTTTGTAATTGGTCAAAATGTTACAGATCTTCCTACAAATGTAAAAGAAATATTAAGTGGTTATAAAACGATGTTTATATAATGAATGCAGGAAAATTAGACACAAGGGTTTTAATTAAAAGACAATCTAAAACTGCTGATGGGTTTGGTGGGTTTTCATCTACCCTTGCAACTCAAACAACTATTTGGGCTAATGTAAATTATACAGGTGGTGATGTTGCGACAAAGAATGGTAAAAGAGATCGAAACCTTATAATTGAACTTATTGTTAGAAAAAAAACTGCTGATGACATTAATACAACTGATTTACTTGAAATAGAAAATGTAAGTGGTCAATTTCAAATAAACAATATGTTTGATAGCAATTATAAGTATTACACAACAATAACTGCAACAAAAAGGGAGTAATGGAAATTAATGTAAACAAATCTGATCTTCGCAAAATCAATAAAATGTTTGACAAGTTAGATGCACTTGGAAATAAAGGTGTTGATATGATAATTGACAAGAATGGATTATTAATATCAAGAGATATAAAATTGCCACCTATTCCAGTTGATACAGGTAATTTAAGAAACAATGTTGTATATAATGCGAAAGACAAATCAATAGAATCTAAAGCACCTTATTCAGGGTTTCTTGAATTTGGTACAAGATTTCAAAAAGCACAACCTTATTTCTTTGGTAAAATAAATACAGGATTAAAAAGGTTGATGTTAGATTTAAACAATGCAATAAAAAGAAGTATAAGATGAAAGAGCCAATAAGATTTATAAGACAAAAGATATTTACACTTTTAAATGGGAATGTAAGTTATGGAGGTGCAAATGTGCCTGTATATAATCGTGTTCCATCTACTCAAAGTGAACCATATATAATTGTATATTCAGCAGATACTGCACAAACAAATCAAAATCAAAGTGACTTCATAGTAGAATGTATTACAAGAATAGAAGTCGTTACGGCTTTCTTTTCTGATGATGGTGGAGAACTACAAGTAAATGACATCGTAGAATCAATTTTAGAGTTAATTAAAACATCTACAACTGATTACTTTGACCTTACATCTAATAACTTCAATGTTTTTACAAGTAATGTTAATGGAGTTGCTTATAGTGAAGAAAATGATGATGAGAAAACTTATTTTAGAGCAATCATTGATATTGCAAACAGAGTTCAACAAAATTAAATATTATGGCAAAATCTAAAAAAGAAAACTTTAGTAAACATATATCTTGGAAAGAAGCATTTGGTTCTGCAACTGCTAAAAAATTAAAAATCAAAAACATACCTAACGAAAATCAATTAGCTAATATGAAAACATTAGCTGCAGAGTTATTTGAACCCTTAAGAGAAAAAGTGGGTGAACCAATTATCGTAAATAGTTTTTTTAGATCAGAAGAATTAAATAATGCTATTTCAGGTGCAGTAGCTACATCTCAACATATAGATGGTTGTGCAATAGATTTAGATGCAACAGGTGTTACAAATTGTGAATTGTTTTATATAATCAAAAATGAGTTAGATTATGATAAATTAATTTGGGAATTAGGTGATGATAATAACCCTGCTTGGATTCACGTTTCTTATGTAAAAGGAAATAACAGAAAACTTTGTTATCAAGCTAAAAGAAAAGAGGGCAAAGGTTACTCTACATATCATTCTTTTGATTTGGATAAAATAGAAGAAGATGCTTAAACTTTTAAAAAAATTATTGGGTTTTAAAACAAGTGATGATATTGGTGGTCTAGGACTTGAAATAAGAGAACTTATAAAAGGTAAAGAGATTGATCCACAAACATTAATTGAACTACAAGCACAAATAAATTCAGTAGAAGCAAAGCACAGAAATATTTTTGTAAGTGGTTGGCGACCTGCAGTAGGTTGGGTTTGTGCATTTGCACTTGCATATAACTTTATCATAAGAGATTTACTTGTTTGGTGGGTTGGGGTTGAATCAGCACCACCTGCATTACAAATGGAACATTTAATGACAGTT